TGCCATGTATTGCGATGGCAGCATGTAAAGTTCTAACGGCTTGCCCCTGTTTACTGATTCCTCCCCGACCTGCTTTGCATACATGAAAGCGTTGCCTGTTATCTTCTTAAACCCTACCCATTGCTCTATGATATCGCTCCATGTATCTTCGCTATTCGGGTATTTCAGTAATTCATTTAGCCTGCTATCGCCTTCGTATATTTCGAATGCTTCCTCTTTGAGTTCTTTCAGTTTGGCATAGTCAGTAATCGCATCCGGTTGCTGCATCTTTGCCATGTAGCGCTTCTGTGCTGCTTTGTTCTTAACCCTATACACAAACCACGGCGCAACCTTTGCTTTTTGGGTAATCAGCGTAATGATGGCATATACTAAATCATTGCCTATGTAACTATCCCTAACTAATTCTGATTGGTTTTGCCCATCCCATGTAAGGAGTCCACGTTCAACAGATACCTGCACAGGCATCTTGACAGGTGCTGCCTTGCGATTGAGGAAATCGAATAAACCCATATTAAAATGATTTATACAAAATTACACCGAAAACCCTTACCATACGGCTACCTTAAAGGCCGGCTTATGTAGGTGGGTGAATATGGCATAGCGCATTGCATCAAGCGCATCATCTGATTCTTTCACAGGCTCATCAATTACATTATCATTTTTATCCTTTCGCCATTTGTAGGATTGCAGTTCACGAATGATGTCTTTGCTATCCTTATGTACAAATAGAGGGTATGATTTCACTTTCAATATTCCTGCCCATACTTCTTTGTTCGCAGTTTGTGCGTTGATACCGCCCCTGTAAAGTTCCTCAATAGATTTCGGTTCTGCAGCATCGCAGTACACGGGCTTGCGGTCGCTGATATGATCCTTCACTTCCCTGCTAATTTCAGATGGCGTTAAACCCGATTTGTAAATCAGTTGCTTTACATAATTTGCCCCCTGGTAATGGCATACCTTGACAAGTGCAAGCGGGTGAACGTATCCAAAGTCTAATCCATAGAACACATCCCCCCCTTCGGGTAACTCATCTGTTATTTGCCATTGGGTATAAATAATCTCCTTTGCTGCGCCACGCTCACCGAGTCCGTAAACCTTCCACATGAAATCATCGGGTAATAGCTTGTAACTTTCTATGGTATCAATCTGAATCTGCGAAAGGTTGCCGAGGTTATTTAGGTAGGTAGAATGTATGCGTTTGTTAATCGGGTTGTCCGATACTTCGTACACCCATGATACGAAGTCCGCAGGATTCCAGTCGAGAAATATCTTACCCGTTGTACGCATCGCCAGTTGGTCAAATAACGCCTTACGGATTAGGTTGGCTTCATTAACAAATAGTATATCTCTGCCCGGCCCCCTTGCTTTGCCCTCATCTTCAAGTCCAAATAGTTCGATATAGCTGCCATTATCGAATCGGTATATGAAATCGGTGTAGCTAAATTTTTTATCATCCCATAGATGCCATTCTTCCATGATAGTCTTAAAGTCCCTGTATGCACCACGTTTAATGTGAGGTAGTGAGTGGGATACAATAGAGATGCGGATGTTTTTGGCATTCTTATCGGCTGCAATGGAGATAAGCAGTTGCACTATGCTATAGGACTTGCTACTACGTGAGCCGCCCTCATTACAGATTATAGGGGCATCGCTTTGGTATGCTTCTACATTCTTAAAGAATACATCCGTTGCTCTAATCTGTTTTAATTCCACAGGTCTTAAATTCAGTTAACGTACAAAACTCTTCTTTAGTCTTTTGTAAAACCGCGTAAACATTCCACCCATCAGTAGTATTGCCCATAGCAGCAACGCTACCAACATTGATAAGGTTATAACCGCAGATTGCAGCCAAATTACGATAGAACGCTTCGGTGTAGTAGTTGAATCCATGTCCGGGCCAGTTGCCTGATTTGGGGTTTTCGGAGATGATATAACCTCCGAGTTTAACGAGGTTGTGTTTATTTTTCCAACAGTTGTATATGGCTTTGATGTCGTGCTTGCCATTGGTACCAACGTGTTCGGAGGTTCCTGCATCGACAAGTAAATCGTACTGCTTGTGGAATTTGTGGATTTTAGATAAGTCCAGCGGGGATGAGCCGTTCTCACCCGAAATATCAATGGATTCGTATTCTTTTCCGGCATAGTAACTGTATTTAGTGTAAGGTGCGGGTAATGGCACCCGGTAATCGTTTTGCGCTCCGAGGTCTACCACCGATTGTATGTGTGGCAGGTAGGGGTCTATTAGTTTTGTTGTTTCGTGAGTGTAGCCCATATTATTTCTTTAGATGTACCACTATATCCCTGTGGTCGGGTGTTAGGTTACGGCTAACAATTTTGAATTTATGCTTCATTATATCAACCGTTCTATCATCTTGGTAAAAATGCCCTATTAACATTCTATCCCCTAACTTGTACTTGCTCCAGTCATCGAAGTCGGGAAATTGTGCTTTCAGTTTATCAAAGTTACTAATCATTATCACACAATCACCGCCCTTCTTCATCACTCTGTAAATAGATTGTAAATACTCTTTGATGGCATCATTTGAGAAATGGCAAAATACTCCGTAACTGAAAACGAAGTCGATTGAGTTGTCATCTATTCCGGTGCAGTAGTAGTCTTGATTATCTAATTCCTTGTACTTCACATTATGATACCTTACTCCATCATGTATTGGTATTACATCTATTCCGATTACATTATCGAACTGCTCTGATAGTACTTTAGTGAATACACCTCCCCCGCATCCTATCTCTAAACAGGTTTCAACACCACCAAACGGATAGATAATTCGGTTAATTACTTCCTGTATGCCTATCCCATAGGTAAACGCTTCATAGTATCCATTGCTGCCCCAAAAGTTAATGAATTGCTCTTTGGTGAAGTCCATTACTCGTTGGGTTGTTTAGGTTCACTAAATGTTGTATCAAATGCTGCTATTGCATTATTTGCCTCGAACCATGCGGATTCCCATCCGGCGTTAGGCTTTTTCATGCATTCCAAATACACCTCCAACCATAACTGCTTCCTTTGTCGCTTGTGTATTACTTTTTCTCTGTCATTCATAACTAATCCTTTACCCCCCAGTTAATAAAATAAGGTTCAACAGGTAGATAGTGCCTATAAGCTAACCCTCCGTACGGCTGAACAGGAATCCCTGCTAAATTCATCAATCCGGATAGCAAAGCCTGGTCATGTCGGCTGCTGATAAATTGCGGATTAACCGATTCGTTGTGATGAAAGCAGTTCTCCTTCGCTCCCTTTATCCACTTTTCAAAGATAGGCATAGTCTTGGGGTGGTCGAAGTCAAACACAATGCAACACGCCATAATTTGGTACATGGTAATAACATCCCTATAGCTATTTAGCCCTAAGAACTTGATTTGATGGTCGGGTATGTACTTGTGTAGCGGATGGCCTTCGTTATTCCATGCTACTATCCCATGTTGGCCGGCTAATTCCCACAACGGATCGGGATTCTGATGTACCCTAATTGTTGAATCACACCAAATAATTTTCCGGTATCCCATCTCCAATGCCTCCGCTACCATAAACGGCTTGAATTGATACGGCATATTCTGGTGATTCCATGACTTACCCCATTTCTCTGTATTAGGCCAATCACCGAGGTGAATCTTACGCTCAAGGTATTCATCCACATACCCATCCACACTACGAAAGTGAGTATCGTAGTCGGGTGCTTTGCGGTCTATACTTCTGATTAGTCCTAATTGCGCCTCGTTGTAGTTTTCCCTGCCTGTAGAAGCAAGGGATACGATTACTTTACCGGATGTTATCTGGCCCATATTACATTTTCTAAGTTAGTTAATAAACATTTCGTTAACCCTGCCTTATTGCAGTAATCTTTGATAAGATGAAATAAGTCAATATTGCCGTTATGCTCAATGCATACCATTTGCGTATGCTTTAGGTTAATTTGTTCTAATATCTCGAAATCTACACCCTCAGCATCAATAGAGATGAAATCAAAGAACTTGAATGGGGAGTTCTTAATTAGGGTGTTGTAAGTCCATACCTCGGTCATGCGCTCCTTAAATTCCGTACCCGGCCATCGTTTAGTTTCAGTACGTTTGATTGTACTAAGTAGGGATACATCCCCCTTGCCCAAATGGTTGCCCATCTCATGGAACGTACAATGCCCATCTGTTTCACCTATTGCTACATTGAACTTGTGTACCATAGGATTGGCTAATATCCGGTTAAACGCTTCCTCGCTTGGTTCTACAAGCACACCGCTCCACCCCTGTAGCTGCAATGCGTAGGTATTGGATAGGGTAACGCCATCGTTGGCACCAATGTCAAGGAAGAATCCTTTGCGGGATTGGAAGTAGGCGAGTATTATATCCTGCTCGTTGTTTTGGGAGTATCTCATTGTACTTTCAGTTGAATGGTATTTTCAAGCATCTTAAATTGTTTCATACCCGGCATTGTAAAGTAATTCATAGTTAATACTTATCTTTTTGAGGTATTTGGCAAATAAAAATGTAGGCAATAATAATGAGGATGATAAATAGTAGTTTCATTTTTTAATCAATTTGATGTAATTCATATTTTTTTGTAATTTCAGCAAAGTTTTCTTTTAGAAATTGTTTTGCATCAGCGATTGAATTGCTTTCTCTTTTTAGAATAATCCATTTCCACTTGCAATTAGGGTTGCCATCTTCGTTTATGTCTTTTTTATTAACCATAAACCTAATTTTATGAGGAAATTCATCATCAATATTTCCTACTTTTTTCTTATTTAATTTAATGTGGTGGTAGTCCGGATAAAAAGAACGATATCTACCAGCAGAATTTTCTGTTTTGAAAGTAAACATAATTAATTCATTTTAGTAAGTAAAAAATATGCCCCTGCTACCCTTTTGAATAGTTTTTTCTAATTGCTCTACCGCCGTCTGTTGTGCCATGTTATTATTTATTAGTTCTAAACTGATAGTGATACAATTCCTTCTCAATCTTCACCTCTGTCTTAATCAGCCCGGCATTATGTATAGCAGTAGCCCACGCATAATCCTCACCAATACGTATATCCATAAACGGGAATGCCAGCGCAATCTCCCTGCGTATTGGTACAATGTGATTCGGGTAGCGGTAATACGCCCCGCCCTTCGCCTCATAGCCGTAATCCTTTGATATGTACCACTTACGTTCATCCCTGCCATCTGTGGTCATTGTGCCGTTAAATACGATAGCATCTGGATTACTCTCGGCGGCCGTTAGTATGTCTTTAACATAGGTACTTGCTACCATATCATCATCATCAATGAATACCACGTACTTTCCTGTGCTGCGTTGTAGGAGTATATTTCTCTTTTTTCCGGTACTCATAGTACCATTATCAGATTCAGTTAGAACTTCAACCTCCGGTGTGCGTTGCGGTGTAATTACCTGTAGCAACTGCGATAGGTAGCCTATGCGTTGGGGGAGGGTGCAAATTAGGATGGATAGGGTCATACATTCTGTTTTGGAAATCCGGCTTTTGACCGCCGGATATAGGTTATCTCATCCGCACGGTAAAACGATTGAGTATGATTAAGCAGCGCATCTACAGGCTCACCAGTCCATGCCGGGTGGTAATGGTCAAATATCCGCTTATCTACGTATTTATACGCATTGCACATCTTCGCCACATCCATAGCCTCGTTATCGCACCAAAGGGATTCGTATTGTGGGTGGTAGATGTACCCGAACCTATCATAGTACGTTCTACCCATGATTGACATCGTTGGTAGCAGGTGATTAACCCGGCCATCGGGAAAGTGGATGAATAGGTCTAAGTTACCCTCGAAGGCATTGATAATGTCAATGTCATAGCCCTGCTTTAGAAATCGCATATCATCGGACATATTCACAACTATATCCCCCTGCCATCCTTCCATCCCCCTATTGATTGCATGCACCTTGCTTTTGGACTTACCCATTGTGATAAACACATTAGGGAACTTCAGCAGGTCGGCAAGTTCATTTGAGTTTAGCGTAACCGTATCATCATCATCTACGGTTAACCCTACGGTGTACTTCTTAGAATGAGAATATGCCTGAATGGTAGCGAATGCAGCAGCCATCTTTTCGGGTCTGCTACGTGTTGCAAAGTTGTAATGTATGTGCATGGTTTCCGAGCGTGTTTCACAAAGATAGCAAATATCTTTGGTGTGGTTCATCTGAAGACGGCACTTTTGTTTTCCACAATAAACACACAATTTATACAATCGGGTGGGATTTGGTGTCGGGGATAATTTGAATAATAGTGGTCGGCATTGGGTTATCGGGATCGTTGGCAACCTGTAGCGGGATGAGTTTACTTGCCAAGCGGTAAAATTCGGTGGGGTTTTGCTCTCCCCACTCTAACATATTAACCCCTGGCTTAAGTTGCATTTCGTGGAACGCATCAGTAATAACCTCACGTACCGAGCGGGTGAAGTGATTAACCGCCCCCTTTGTTCTGCCTCCTGTCTTTTTTCCAATAGCCATAATCTAAAAACCTCTATTTAATTACAAAGGTACTCACATACCGCCCAAACCACCAAATTCTCAGATATTCCATGTCAAATTCTCACGTAACACATTGATAATGAGTGAATTCTTCAATATTCTCAAATTCTCACTCACCCTTTAGTATAGTATGGTATTAGATATATAAATATATAGAATTATTATTTTCTTTAAATTCTCGAGCAAGTGAGAATATGGGCAGTTAGCCTATGATTATCAATAAGTTATAAATTCTCACTTGGTGAGAATATTGAGAATATGGTGAGAATATGGTCAATTATCGGAACTTGTCCGATATATCAATCATTATAATACACATTTAGGTATAATGTTGGGTATTACCCCCAATTTGGGCGTAAATGGGCATAAAAAACCCCCGATGTAGAAACACCAGGGGAAACCAAAACACCACATGAATACTATTTTAGTTGGTTATGTATTGTAACCAACTCATAATTTGTCCAGTAAATTTGTCGTTTTACTTACTACATTTTCTCATACTGCCCATGCGCCACCCTCTTTACCACCCTTGCAAAGTCAGCCCTCCGAATCGCATTAAAAAACCTCTTAGGTTTAATATTGAATCTTAGGCAGAGCAAATCTACCTCCTTTGTTGTGAACTTTGGCGGTAGGTTATCAACTAACAGGCGAAGGTCTGCAGGAAGGCCGGATTCCGTTTCCGCACACAACTCACTAATTATCGATATAGTACTCTCCGCATAGTACCTGTATAAATTATATGCTTTGTTGACTATTTCCACCGTTATAACGGGTTTTAGTGCATTTTGGCATATACTCACAACATGGCACATACGGGGGAAGTATGCGCTCATTTTAGCTTCAGCACCCATAATGTACTCCTCGGCCTTACCTGCCATACGCCTATTTGCATCCGCTAAATTCTGCCTGTGATACTTAGTGTATAGTGTTTTGGCTTCTGGTGTAATCTCAATCCGTATGGGCGCACAATCTCCGGCTGCAAATTCTTTGTTAATGCGGTAAAGGTGTGTTATTAGTTCTTTCCACTCCTTACACATTTGCCGGCCACCGCTAAACGGGTCGGCATCTTCATTCAGTTTTAAGTAATCGGATTTAATCATTAGGAAACGTGAAGCAAATCCCGACTTAATCTTATCGGCCCCGAATATGTGCGCCAACCGAGATGGCTGCGTACCCATCAAAAGGGATATGTTAAGTGATTTAACAACCCTTTCTTTCTCACGATCCGCTCTGATTTGTGTGTACCTGCCCCCGGTAAATGCTTGGGTGAAAAATGAAATGGCATCGTTATTCGCTTTGTGCGCCCCTGCATTGAGGATTGTTTCCGCTTCATCATGATATACACCCATGCCTGCCTCCTGGTCTTGCATTAGGGCTATGTAACCCTCGGTTGTGCCATCAACTGCAAATGGATGGAATCGTTTTGGTTTTGGTTTACCGAATGATTCCTTATTTACGTTGGCGGCTGCTTTCTCAAGTAGCCAGTTATCCATTGCTAATTTGTAGGCCGCATCTTCTGATTTTAGTAGGTCGGCCAACGGTTCCTCACACATAGCTTTAAATGCCGGAGTTTTACCCACCGATACCGGGGCAATCATAATTGCAAATACGATGTTTTTTACATTGTGAAAGTCGGATGAGTAGCAGTTACCTGCAAGCGATGAGATAGTCCATATTCCGGCCGTTGCGAGAAACTCTGGGCATAGGCTCATTTCAGTAGCTACTTCGTGCAACGAATTGTTAATAAGTTGTGGAAAAATACTATACGGGTAACCCTGTTCTACGGGTTCGATTTCGAGCGCTTTAAGTACGGCATCCCAATCCCTACCGAGGTGATAGAACAGAATAAACGATGGAGGAAGGCACCAGACAGGATACTGCTCTTTGTTATGCCAGTTGGGAAAGTTGCTCATGGATGCGCTGAATATCATCACCCTGCGAGCGTTGTAATATACCTTAGCGGATATGCCGGCCGAATCACTACCCTTGCGCCTGTAGGCTTGGAATTTGTCATTCTTGCCGTACTTGTAGCCCTGTATGGGTAGTAGGCCTATATCGGATAGTATGGCATCGAATGAGTTGTCATCTATTGACTTGTCATATTCTGCCAACTGCGATTCATACCCTGCCGGGTAGCTGATTGCTTTCTTACTCGGATCGTACTTTGGCTTATACTCGTTAAAGTATTGTGAAACTTCTATAAGATAGTTGTATTCCGATTCGGTCAACTCCTGCACATCCTCCATACTTTGGTGAAATTCTGTATAACCGGGTGTTGGAAATGTGTAAACTACAGGCCCATTTGAATACAGGGCAATTACCTCGTTACCCTCCGGCGATTCGGCAAGCGGTGTTTTGCTCGGTAGCGCTGCGTAGTTTAGCCATACGTGGTATCCGGCGTTGCGGGTTTGCTCTATGAATACCTTGCTAAAGATTTCGGGAGCCTCGTTAGTTATAATTGCCATCCACTTACTGAATAGTTCTTTATCCTTAGTATTCTTAAGGTCAAAGTCTAAGCAGCCGTAGTTGTTGCCTGTGAGAATCATTAACCCATTATCAGTAGGGCGCAGGTGCAGGTCATCCGGATTAGACCAATTGCGATGCGATACGGGTTGCTTTGTTGCGCTATCCCATTGTATGGGGATGACCTTGAGGCCGAGTGATTGGTAATCGGTGTATTGGTGCATGGGTGGTGGTGGTTATAGGGTGTCAAATATAAGGAAGAATTCCTCTGGCGTATGCACAAACTCATAAATCCCCCCCGCTTGCCGTTCCCGTTGCTGCTCGGCAAGTTGTTCGGGGCGGGGTTTGTCTTTGCCTACTTTAATTTCTATCATAACTGATTTGCCTTTCACGGTAGCCGAAATATCAGCCGTTCCCTTCCGTGTTGCGGATGGGATAAACTTCCCGTTAATCTGCCTACCCATAGTGTTAATACGTGTAGCCCTGTATCCCGACCAGTTAAGGAAGTTGATTATAAAGGTTGTCAGTCCATTGGATTTCGTAACTACAGGTGTAGGCGGCCCGGTGTAGAATCCATCCTTAACAAATGTTGGACTACGTTGATTAACGTAATTGTAATGGGCGGTGTTATAGCGTATCTTCCAGAGGGGGGGTTGTTTCATATTGCTGAATTGCTTTAAATATTTGTAATACAACTTGGGGTACTATTGCGTTTCCAGCGGCTTTGATTGATTCGTTTCGCCACTTAGAAAAGGTAATGTTGTCCAATTGGGAGGAAAGCCCATCATTTCGAGAACAAATAGGGGATTGAGTTGGGAAGTTTTGCCAATATCTTGGGTTTTCATTAGTTCTCCTATCAACGATGAACGATTTATTTGACTTTCCGGAAATGTTGCATTTTTCCCTTCGTTTACTGTCGGTGTCGGCAACATCCCCTGTTTGTGAAGAAGTGCCATTTTCCCCGATAACATATTCGCAGTTCCGTCCGACC